TACGTCGTACACCCAAGTGGCGTTGCCGCTTGGAAAGGTCAACACATAAAAAGCGTGGCCTTCTTGCTGGTAGGTGTAAGCAATCGCGTCCGAAATATTGCCGTACTGAGCAATGGCGTACTCTACCGCATGGGTTGAAATGCGAACACCAGTATAGCCGTTGGCGCGGTAGACGATGCCTTGCCCACGGGCGTCTGTGCCTAGCCAGAACAGGCCGTTGTCCATCTTGGCGATGGTGTACGCCGACACGCAGCCAATCTCGTTAAACGCGCCTTGGATGCGCTGCAAAGGGAAGTCAGCCGCGCCAGAGTCGTACCAAACTTCAACTGAATCAGTGCCAAACACCCACAGTTCGCGGTGGTCGGCAATAAGGCCCACCACGCCGTCTGGAGAGCCTTCAGCGCTTGCAAAGTCCAGCGGGTCAACGGATGTGCCATCTAGCAACTGCGACACCCAGATAATCTGGCTGTCAGGCTGGTTGAAGACAAAGTAGCCGTCAAGGTAGGCCACGGTTACCGCGCCGGCAAAGTCAGGGTCGGTGATCTGGGCAAATACGTTGGTGGTTTCGTTGTAGATGTAACTTGGCCCATTGGCCGCAATGAACAATTGCGTGCCGTTGTCTGCAATGGACACAGGGCCGGTGCCGGCCACGGTGCCTAACAATGTGGGCGTAGCGGTCAAGCCAGTGACTTTGTAAAATTCATTGCCCGACACGACATAGAAGTCGCTGCCGTTGGTCTGGTGCGCCCACAGGCCGCGAATAGGGCCGGTGCCTATGGTCTGTTGAAACTGTAACCCTGGCGCACGGTTAAGAAACCCAGCCTCTTTGCCGCCTTCTGGGATGACTTCGGGAAACAGATTGACCATGCGGTTGTCCGCAGCGTTGATGCTGCGGGCCACATAGCTGGAGCCAAGAATCGGCGTTTTCATCAGTAGTTGCCAGCATAGATGTTAAAGCGCTGCCGAGTCGCTACGATGGCATATGGCATCGACATCACATCGTCAGGGTTGTTGATGCGTTTCAAGTTGCGCTTGCTGGTCATGGCAATGCGCTGGACTTGGGGGCTTGGCTCAACGCCAAACTCAGGCGCTATTTCCATTGCCAAGTTGTAAGTGAACGCCCGCAAGTAGCCTGGCGGGAAAAACAAGTCAGTCGCCAAGGTGGCGGGATTGCTTAGTTCTTGCACCGAGACAAAGTGCCATTCCAAGTCGCGTGTGGGGCGCGGATAGATGGACATCGTAACGTCTGGGTAAGTCATGTTTACAAAAATGACTTGTGGGTACGTTGATGTTACGGTTTTAACGGCGATCCCGTTGTACTGTTGCTGGTTGATGAACTTGATGCCAAACGACACGTTGGTGCCAGGGTCACGAAAGTAAGTCGCCTCATCCAACAACACGGGCCGCAGGCCAATAAAGTCGCCCGAAGGGCCAAGCGTGCGCGTAATTTGCCCTGCGGGCCAGGTAAAGATTTGATCTTGAGTGCTGAACACCGAGAGACGCTCAGTGTTCCATGAGTCGATCATCTGATTCATCGCCATCAGACTGTCTTGCGACACTGATGCAGAGGTCGTCTCACCTTCGGCCAGCACGCCGAGCAAACGAAGTGCCCGATTGATTTGATCGCCAGCAGTGTAAACGGCCATCTCAGACTCCTTCGGCTACAGCCTTACGTGTGTATTTGCGCTTAACTTCTAGCGCGTTCACCACTACTTCAGGTTCTGATGTGGGTGCTTCTGGATTGTAGCGTGTCCAGCCGTTTGTTTCATCAAACACGGCTTCAAGTTCCATCGTGGCAACTTTGGCCCCGTGGACGGGATGCTGAAGATAAATGTTCATAAGAAAACGGGAGCCGAAGCCCCCGCTTTTTAGTTAGGATGCTACCAATGGAACAGAATACCATTGGGTGGTGGAAGATGCCACCAACAACGAACTGGTAAGGTTTGTAATGCTATACGCACCGTTGGCCGCAACTGCATTGATTGCCCCGCCAGTGGCGGGATAAATATTCAGCGCGCCGGCAGCGGTGTTTTTAACAATAATTACCATACCAGCTACCGCTGTAGGCAAAATTACGCCTTTGGTGCCATCCGCCGCCGAAACGACATTGATACCCTCAGCTAGTGCAGCAGCATTGCCTTGAGTACTGCCAGCCGCCGCAACAGCAGCAACAGGAAGGCGAATGGCGCCGGTTGAAGTGCCGGTTGAATTACCGGTCATGGTCGTAGCAGTTATGGTCGTAGCGGTTACCGCTTGCAACGCTGACGCGCCGGTAACGGTTACGCTATCAAATTCAGGGTCGCTATACGCAACGCCTACAGCTTTAGTATTTGGCATGGTGTTTCCTTAAAAACGGGGCCGAAGCCCCATTTGGTTTAGGCAATGCGGTATGCAGTCCAAGTGCCATCGCCGGTTTTACGGGCGCGGAACTGGGCAGAAGTATTAACCGCTACCGCAGCAACACCAACAATTGTCCAACCAGTACCAGCAGCCAAAGTGACTGAATCAGAACCGGAAGCATCAATATTGATGATGATGAAGTCAAGAGAGGCGTTGACTTTTGACGCGGCTGTGATGTCGGCTTCTACCAGTGCCACGGTGGGCAAAGTCAGATTACCGGCAGCGCCGTTGAACACAAACAAGCCATTAGACAGTTCAGCAGCCGTCATTGTCGCGGCAGCAGCCACGGCAGTAGGAGCGCCTTGAACCGACAGAACAGCTTCACCGATATTGCCGTCACCAAGCTGGTAGCCACCAGCGCCATTAGGAAGAGCCATGATAATTTCCTTAAAAAAAATTTAAAAAACGCCCCCGAAGGGGCATTAGGTTTAGCCCCAGATGCGGCAGGCCATTTGTGGACGGATGGTACTGAAACCATACAGAACGTCAATACGGCAAGGCATACGGTCGTTGTTGATGTCGTACTGACGAACAACGCGCAAGCTGATACCGTTGTGAACGGCACGTGCAGCCATGTCAACGCCTTGTGGCAGCAACAGGTCAGCAGTGGCGAACGTGATGGCATCCTTGTGGTAGACCAAGTTCTGAGCGTACTGAGTAGAAGCCGCGCCCACGAAGGTCACAGTTGCGCCAGTTGCAGGCAGCACATCCACAGTAGCCAGAGCGTGGTTGGCCGAGTACATCGGAGCAACAGTCACAGTCCAAGTGCCGGACGAAGCGGTGGCATCAGCCAAAGCAACGAACTGGAACAGCGAACCAGTAGACTCACGGGTTTGTGGGTTGACAGCATTGCAAGCACTGACTGTGAACACGTCACCAGCTTTGATGGTGGTAGACACAGAGCCTTGTTCCAGCAGAATGGTAGAAGCGCCTTCGGCAGTAACGCCTGGGGTCTTAACCAGTGTGGAAGCGCTTGCGCTACGTGAGCCAGTGGTGTGCTGCTTGATCGACTGAGACATGTTGATCTCGTCAAAGCCCAGCACGCCAGTGCCCATCATGCCGTTCTTGAACTGCTTGGAGATAGTGTCGGTCGGATTGAACAGACCTTTCATACCTTCAACCAGACCAGCGTTGGCCGCGGGGTTCACGGTAGCGTAGCGTGGGTTCATCACAGCAGCGTTCTCGTTCAGCTTCTGTTGGGCTTGGAGCAGCACCAGCGAAGTCGAAGGAGTGGTGCCAGGCGTGCCAACGGTGTTACCGATGGTTTTGTACGCATTGGCAACGTCAGCATCAATGCTGGAGGCCAACTGGCTAATACGCGGCTTGAGAACACGCTCTGCGAAGTCGTCCAATTGCATGGTCAGTTCAGCCGATGTGAAGTTGACGCCGATGTGCTTTTGGTTGGCGACAGTCAGGGTGGTGAACTGCTCGTTGTCGTCTTGAACTTGCAGGGCGGCACCGTCAGTAACCAGAGCGCGGTCAGGCAGACGGATACGCAGGGTGGAGCCAATCTTAGCGCCTTCAACAGCAAAGCTGTCGTCGTACTGGCGATTGACGTTGCGGGTGAGCACAAGGTTGTTCTCAAGGATTTCGAGAGCTTTCCGTGTGATCATGTCGATGGTAAGAATCGAGTTTGACATTTGTAAATTTCCTAAAAAAAGTTAGCGGAGACGTTGTGCTTCGAGCTTTTTCATCTGGCGTGCCCTATCAGCTTCAATCCACTGCGAGGCCGTCATGCTCTTGATAGAGCGTGGGTCTGTAGTGTCAAGTGCTGGCGAACCAGTGGCTCGGGCGGTAACAGGTGAAATCGGCGTTGGCGCTGACGTTGTTCGTTTGACCGGAGGTTCTGCGGCCAATTTGGCCTCAATCTTTCCAATCTCTTTCGCCTGACTGAGTGGCGTCATACGTGCGATGCGTTCCGCGTCTTTGGGGTTAGCGCCGAGATAGTAAGCTATCTCAGGCCCAATGTCCGAAGACTGGATCGTTTCAGCCATCACGTTCGTGATCGGCAGTTTTGGGTTGTAGGCGACTTGTTCAAAGTCATCGTACTTGTCCCGCGCTGCTTCTTCGCGCTCCTGATAGCTTTCGAGAATAGCAGAGTGCTGCTTGGCAGCTTCACGCTTTGCAATCAGTTCTTCAGCCTTTTGTAGCGCCAACGCTTCCGTGTACGCTTCGGTAGACTCAAACTGATCAGCGGATGCTGTTGGTGCGGCCCTCAACGTCTGTTGTTCAGACTGACGCTGTGCTTGATCTCGTTCCCACTTACGTTGCTCTCTTGCAAGGCGTTTGCCAATTGCTGCATCAAGTTCCTCTTGCGAGAATGTCTTGGCTACTGCTTCTGGCGTTTCCGGCGTTTGAACATCAGTCGCAGGCGCAGCCGTTGCTTCCTGTTCTGGCACGGGTAGTGACTCCGCTGGTACTTCTTCTAACATTTATGAATCCTTGGATTCCTCGGTCAACCTGGCCGATACGGTTTTGTCAGCATTATGCTGGAATTTTGGCCCACGGTAAAGCAGGCTCAATTTTTTCTTGCGCTAATTGGCGTTCAATTTGCCCCGCTACTTGCGCTTCACCTTCATCTTTTAGGTGCTTGGTAATGGTTTGTTCTGCGCCATTTGTCCCCACCAAAGTAATAGTTTCGGGCGCAAAACACCACGCTAAAACTTGCTGTTCAGTTAAGAATTCGTATGGCACAAAACTATCCCCACGGGTAAATGTGCGGGAATAAGCGGCAGATGCAGATTTATCGCCATCAGTACCCGTAACCGTCAATTCAGCCTTAACAATAAGATTGTCTTCGGCCACTTGAACTTTATCAATGACCCAGTTGTATTCCATGATGTTTCCTTTGACTTAAACAAGCGTAGGCGAAGCAACGGCTCTAAAAACAGCAGACGCTAAAGTTTTAGATGATCCGGTGTTATTTGTTACAACAACAGTAACATTGTTTGCGGCGTTTACATAGCCTGATATTGTCATCCCTTGCAAATCAACGCTGCAAGACGCAGTTACTGTATTTCCGAGCACTGCATTTGGCACTGTGATTGACGCGGTATTAGAAGCGCCATTTGTAATAGTTCCTAGTGTTGCAGTAGCAGTAGAAGCATAAAATGGCCCAATATAACTATTGGCGTTAGTTGATGAATTTAATACTTGACCTAACTTATTTCCGTCTAAATTATTTACGCCCATATAGGCGTTAGAAATACTTGCCCCAACTACTATTCCATATTGTTGAGTGCCCGAAGCACCCGCATTATCAAAGCAACGATTTCCTACCAATACAGAATTATTGGCGTTATAAGTAGCAGTTGAATAGGCAAGTGTAATCCCGCCAGATGGCGTTTCTGTGGTGTAGGTATTGTTGTCATATATAATATTGCCTTCAAGTATAGAATTTTGCCCACCAATAAATATGCCTGGCCCACTAGCGCCGTGGATAAT